AGCGCTCGCCCGTCGCTTCACTTCCTTGCGTAGAAGGTTTGCCACTTTTGGTTCTCCACTTTTGCTCAGTCCAAGACTTTAAGGACTGCTGCGGCGCTTTAATCACGATAGCCGCCGCCTTTGGCTTTGTACTTCACAGCCAGCAGTTGCGCTTTTCGCGCAGACCATTGGCCAGCAGAGCCGCCCTTGTCCCCAGCTTTGACCGTTTCAAACAGTTTCTTCCTCATTCCGGGCTTAGTGTAATTCCCGGCTGCGTTTACACCGCCACCTTTGGCGTACAGGGCAACAGGTTCGTTACCATCACGCTTCTTGGTGAACTTGGGCATCTTCTTTGGGTCAATAGCACCCATCCCGCGAGAGGGACGCATCAGACCATCTTGCCTTTGGTCTTGCCCGAAGAGGCGCAACCGTCAGCAGAACGGACGTAGCCGCCCTTGGCCATCTTGATCATCGTTCCTTTGGTCTTGCCCTTAGACTCGATGCCGCCGCCACGGGCATAGCCCATGCCGCCCATTTTCATGCCCAACCCACCCATTTCGTCAGACATCGGCATACGCTTAGAGACTTTGCCAGCCTTCATGCTCATTTTCATGTCTTTCATGTCACCACCCTTTGAGAATTTGCGGCCTTTGTCGGCCTCTGAAAAATCTTTACCTACGGACTGCGGAACACCGGCCTTCTTTGCGAAGGCAGAGTTGTGTGCCACAGCTTCCATGAAGCGATGTTGCTTGGCAGAAGTGCTAGGCACGAGTCTTACCTCGTTGCGCTATACCATCAGCGCGTCTTGAAGCAGAAGATACAGAGCCGCCTCGCTTCAAAGTTTGAAACTCATTCCCACTATCACTGTTTGACGCGCTTGCGTTCAGCAGTTCTGGTTTACGTGTTTGCCTGAAAATTACGTCGGAAGATGGAACTGGGTTATCCCTTAATTGATTAAGGGTAGCCATATCCGTGCTGCTGCGAGTAGGTTTTGGTCTACCTACCATTGGCGTAACCGGCTTTTCAACAGTTGTCTGCGCTGCTTTAGCTATCTTGGGTTCTGATGGCTTTTCCGTATCGGTGGTAAATGTTTTGCCACGCCATGAAAAAGTGGCAACACCGGGAGTCTTGCTTGCCTGTTTAAATGCAGCACCAAACGATAGCGTGTCATCAAGACTTTCTAAATGACCGCCTTTGGCGTATTTGTTTTTCATTTCTATCCCCTAGCAATTCCAAGCCCGAAGGCTTTTATTGATACGGCTATTCGGGTCTTTCGCTGTCTTCTCGGAAGTCAGCTTCTTCTTCATCCCGGTCATACGGGCGCAAAACGAATCCTTGCGCTTGCCACCTTCCGGCTGCGGACGCTTCAGCCCCGGCTTGCCCGGATTGGCTGCGTTGTAGGAGGCTCTCCCTTTGGCGTTTAAACCACCAGCAGGTTTTTTGCCTTCTTTGCGAGTCCATGCCGGGGTCTTCATGCCGCGTCACTCATCGTTGCATCAACCGGCTTCAGCAGCGGATACAGCACATCGTTGCCAAAGTCGCTCTTGAACTCATGAATCCCCATGTGACCCAACTTTATGGTTGGGTCGATCCAGACTGAGAACCCCGCCTCTTGAGCGCGATCACAGAACAGGAAGTCTTCGCCAATATAACCATCACGGGTTACTTTGAAGTCAAAGAAGCTGTGCAACATTGCGTCGCTGGTGTTGTCCTTATGCTCCCATTCAGGGTGCATCTCGGCCAACTTCTCAAACACTTTGCGCTGGATCATCATGAAGCCCGTCGCAATGCGACGAGCCTTGACATTACCCATCGCATCCATCTGGACGTGATCTTTGTCGCCCTCTAAGGACAGGATGTAAATCTTGCCCTCTTTGCGCGACTCGTACGCACCACCAACAATCGGCTTTGTCTGGCTCCACGCCAACAGGCGCAGAACAGATTCCGGCTCAAAGTTCATGTCTGAATCAATGAACAAAAGGTGATCGCAATCTGATTTCAGGAACTCGTGTGCAATCATGTTACGAGCGCGGGACACAACAGAGCAGCCACAAATGCTGCTGACCTGAATGTGAATCCCATGCTCCATCACTTGCTGACCGAGACGCATCAGCGAAATGGCCATCCTCAAGCCTACTTTGTGATCGTAGGCCGGAAGACCAATCATCAACTTCTTACCAGCAAGGTTGAAGCCTTGTTTTGTTTGCACAAATCACCCGTAGAAAATGGTTGCGGCGGGAATGTCAGTCGCGGTCATAGAAACGTACAGAGCATTTTCAATCAGAATACCTTCTCCCGGAATAACAATGTTTGTTACTCCAGCGTTAGCGCCTGTATCAAAAGAAGCATGCCACTGAGTTGAGTTGCTGCCAATAGCATTGGAAACATAAACACAGACCGGAGTGCCGGTAATCGTTCCGGTATTGATATCGACCAATGTGAAAGTATTGGCATCGGTTACCGTGATCACATAGTTGCCATTGGTGGCAGAACCGCCAGAGCCAACGGCAAAGGATATGCCAACCTTCATCCCCGTACTCAATCCATGTGTGGATTTAGTCACAGTGACAGTTGTTCCTGACCGAGCATAAGTTCCACTCACGGGAGCCGTAAGAGTGTCATAGATACTCAAAGCGCCACCAGTAGCGGTAGATGCCACCAGAACACCTTTGACACGAGTGCGTCCGATATACCCGAACCCAGACTGGTTCAGGTGTACCGACGAGACATCATATTGCATTGCCATAATCAAACTCCTTGTAGTTCAAAGAAAGGGGGCCGAAGCCCCCTCCAAGAAGGTTGATTAACTGAACGGGGTGGCAACAGAGCCGGAACCGATCAGAACGCCGTTAACAGACCAGACGTTAGCAGCAACGGGAATCAGGGTAATGAAGCTGCCGCGAGCCGCGCCACCAGTGGTGGTTGCGTTCAGGGTGATGATCGTGCCAGTCACCGAAGCAAAGCCCATCGTGGTTGTGCCGCTAACGACAAGTTCACCTACCAGCTTGTCAGACCCACCGCAGGTTACGGTTTGAGCCGTAGCGCCAGCGGAGATGGCGTTGAAGAACAGCTTGAATACAGCGCCAAGGTTGTTCGTATTGTTGGGGTCAGCACCGGGGCCAGCCGAAGCGGCATTGGCAGTGGTGATGATGGTGGGCAGCGTGATTGCGCAAGTTGCCGGGACGATGTTGATACGACCAGCGTTGTCGGCGACAGTCAGAGTAGCAGTCGCGCCGAGAGTGACGATATTGTTCGGGCCTTGGCTGTACATGCCGCCAAGAGAGCGAACCGGGCCGTCAAATGTGGAGATAGCCATTTGATATTCCTTGTGTAGTAGCACATGCCTGTACCGTCTCTACTAAGTCTGCTGGGGCAGTCTGTACAGGTCTAAATTCCCAGATAGGTAAAACAGGTGGACGCTTTAAGCTGTCTTTTAATGGCTAGTTCTTCAGTCTGCCATCCACCTTTACTACATTACGCGCCTTGCGATCCGAAGATGCCGAGCGGGTCAGACCAACCAAACGAGTAACGCTCACGAGCCTTGTAGCGGACGTTGCCGGTGTCAAAGTCGCCGTCCATACCCGTTTGCATCGGGGTACGCACGAAGTGCTTCAGACCGTTCGGCACATCGGTGGTCAGGAACCAGCCGTTGGTATCCGTCAAGAAGTGATTCTGAGCATAGCCTTCCGGGATCGAGCCGTTGTTCTTCAGCGCATTGATGTCGTTGTTGTTCGTACCGACACGCAGAGAAGTTTCCAACAGACGGGTTGCAACGAATTGCAGAGCCGGAGGAATGATCAGCTTACGCGGCTTGGCAGCGATCAGCAGACCACGTTCGTCAGTCCAAGCAGCGATCTGAATGACAGCGCTTTCCAGCGAGGTCTCGTTCAGGTCGGCTTGAGTTGCCGGGGTGTTGCTGTTAACGCCACCAGACACCAGCGGATGCGAAACCGAGAACAGAACTTGGCCATCACCACCGGTGTAACCGGAAGTACAACCTTTGTTCAGTACGTTCGCGGCTTTGACCTGCTTGGTGTAAGCCATTGCACGAGCCAGACCTTTGGTGTAACGCGACGACAGGCTGTCGTACAGGTTATCTTCGACCGCTTCTTCAGTGATCGAAAAACCAAGGGCGATGGTTTCGTGGTTGTAACGAGCAGTCCAAGCTTCTTGGGCGTTGTCGTAGACAATCGCATTGCCTTCGTTCTTCACCGGAGCGGCGGAGAAACCAGACAGTTTGACTTCTTCTTCAAATGAACGCTCAGAAGTCTCGGTATCGTAGATTTCCTTGTGTTCTTCGCCGTA